GTTGCGGAAATTCAAGTGATCGGTTATCTCTTTGTCCGTCAACCAAACGAACCAAATGACCGCCGCACCAAAATACTTCACCACGACATACCCAGTCTATAAAAACGCAAAAGGAAACACCTACCTTTGCGGGAAAGAACACGACGGCAGAAGCGATTCATACCAAATCAAGAACGGCAAAATTTACGGTGCTTTCCGAATGATGAACTTCATCGACATGGATTTCGTCGGAACAATCACGGTTGAGTATTACTACGGAAAGACCATCTCACAAAGCTTCTAACCCCTCACCGGGTTTCAATCCCCCGTAACCACCAACCAAACTAAACCATGCAAATCCTAGCCGCCACCGCAGATCAAATCACCGAAACAATCGGATGCGTTATCATCGTGGTTGTGTTTCTTTTCTTCGCCTACAAAATCACCCGCTAACATCATGCACCCGCAAATCATCATCGATCACATCCGCACGGCCACCAACAAAAGCCACCTCAACCGCCGCCGCACCACCTACCGCCCGCCTAGTCACAAGCTCGCGGCAGAGCGTGCCAGCGACATCGTAACCGGACTTATCGCCCTAGTCGGAGTCGCCGGCATCCTAACCATCGCTTACATCATAACAACTAAGTAATACCATGAAAACATCGAACTACCGCCGAATCGAAATCCACAACTCGCAAAACGCCCGCCGTCGCGGAGTCGGCGGAGGATACGTCCTAAACCGCAAGACCGGACAGGTCGAGTTCAAGCATCACGTCTCCGTCACCATGGAGCGCAGTGCCGCCGGACAGCCTGCCGCCGTGATACACTCGCCTGCCGTCCTTAGATCCATGCGGAGCAAGTATGTCCCGCACATCGGCAAGAAGCACGCTGCCAAGCTTAATCGTCGCGTAATTCAAATTACCCAGTAAAAACTTTCCCCCGCTCGCAGCCGCCTGGGACTCGGCAAGGGAGCTTCTCGCGGGCGGGGGATACACTCCCACTAAATATAACGAAGCGGCGGCAGCAACCGAATGTAGTCCATCTCACTCCCACCTGCGCTTGACGGCCTAGGACTAGACAGAGCAGCCAAGACCACGATGACCCGCTTCACCACTCTCACCAAGAAAACAAAATGAACACACTAGCAACAGCACAACCAAAAGCATCCGCGCTTGCCGTCATGGCGGCAAAAGTCAACGTCGATCCAGCCAAGCTGCACCAGACACTAAAAGCCACCGTATTCAAGGGCGCATCCGATGAGGAGCTTCTAGCCCTTGTCGTAGTGGCTAACACCTACGGACTCAACCCGCTTCTCAAAGAGCTTTACGCATTCCCAGCCAAGGGCGGCGGCATCGTTCCGGTCGTCTCTATCGACGGATGGGTAAGCATGGTCAACAACCATCCGCAAATGGACGGCATGGAGTTTGAGGAGCATCGCGCCGACGACGGCAAGCTGCTCGCCATTACCTGCCGCATCTGGCGCAAGGATCGCAGCAAGCCGATCAGTGTCACCGAACATCTAAGCGAGTGCCGCCGAAATACAGAGCCGTGGAAGATGGAAAACCGTATGCTTCGTCATAAGTCTCTCATGCAATGCGCCCGTTATGCTTTCGGCTTTTCCGGCATTACCGATGAGGACGAGGCCAAAGACATCGCTGGGATGCGCAACGTCACCCCGGAGCCGGAAACACCCAAGGAAAACCCGTTTATCAAAAAACCCAAGGAGGAGCCGGTAGTTATCGAAACACCCGCCGATGACGACGCATGGCTTCCAGAAACCGCAGAGAAGGAGGACGGACAATGAGCGCACCTAAAGACGGCGGATCGGCGTTTCCTACAATGAAACCAGCATACCAGTTACAAAGCGGCATGACCCTCCGCGACTGGTTTGCGGGCATGGCTTTGCAGGGAGTTTGCGGATCGCCAGAAATGCTTGCCTCTTATTCAGAGAGAGGTGGCGAAAAATCAATTGCAAAAGGATGCTACAAAATGGCCGACGCAATGCTCGCTGCTCGCGAAGGAAAGGAGGAATCGAAGTGAGCCAATACGCAAAAATCAAACTGTTTTATTTCTTTCTAGCGATTACAGGACTTGCGATCATCACTTTTGCGCTTCACTGGGTATTAGGGGTGTTTTATATCTCGCTCGTTTGCTTCGCTATGGCATGGGCGGCGCAGAAATGTGAAACCGCAGAAAAGGAGGATGGACAATGAACCACCTCTTCCCCGATTGCACAATCCACACCATGCCACAACGAAGCGACGCGTGGCACGCGATCCGCAAGGACAAGCTCACAGCCTCCCAAGTTGGCGGATGGCTTGCCGAGCGTCCTGAGTGCCGTTTGACGATACCGGAGATTAAAGACATGCTCGACATGGCTGGCATTAGCTACCCAAAGACAGCACGGCGAGACGAGTTGCTTACGCTTGGAATATCGGTGGAAGGAGCCGGATCTGCAAAAGGTGAGATAATCATGGGTAGCATCTGGCCTACCTCCCACCTCAAAGGCACAATCGACGCTCGCCACACCGCCATCTGCAAGATCCTTGGTAGCGTGTCCAAGTGCCAAGTGCCGGACGCATGGGAGGTTGACCCTAGCGGCGACCCCCCGCGCAATCCTGCATTGTGGGCGGTCTGGAACGGCATAAGGCAAGAACCCGCCGCGCTCGCCGCGTTTCAGGACTGGCATGGCCATGCGCTTATCGAGGTTGGATTTTGCGAGCATAAGTCAGGCGTGGCTGGATGCTCGCCGGATGCGCTCATCTACGGACAACCAATCGGGTTTGAGGGGAAAGCACCCTTACCATCTACGCACATCCGCTACTTGCTGGATGGCGTGCTACCATCGGAATACGCCGATCAGGTGCATTTCAGCATGGCCGTCACGGGCGCGGTAGGATGGTGGTTTCAAAGCTACTGCGAAGGTCTGCCATCGTTCCGAGTATTCACCGAGCGCAGCGACTATACCGAGTGCATGGTTGAGGGTATCGCAGAGTTTGCCGATCACTTGGAATCCGCACGGGATGAAATCGCATCGCTTTGGAACGAAGCGTTTAAAGGAGAGAAACAATGAAACCAGGCGAATCCAACAAGCTATACCTGCTCCACGTCCTCCAGACCATGTTTGGAGCGGAAAACGTAGTAAGCGAACACCGTTTCCATCCTGTCCGTATGTGGCGATTCGATTACGCCATACCCTCAATCAAGCTGGCATTTGAATATCAGGGTCATTCGGGATTCATACGAAAAGGCAAGGACGGAAACCCCGTATCGGGACACAGCACGATCAAAGGGCTTACAAACGATGCTGAGAAATTCAACCAAGCACATATCCACGGATGGCGCGTGATTATGTTTACCGCCTTACACTTCACCGCCAAGACCTGCGCGAAAAACAAACTAACCCACCCCAAGGAAACCATCATGCAACTGATTGCGGCGATGCAGACCGAGCGGGAACAACTTACCAACCAATAATATGCAAAACATAAACGAACTAATCGGAGAAATCCGGCAATGGGGCGAGGCCAAAGGCATCACCGGAACCAACGGCAAAGGCACGCTACTCGGCCAGCTATCCAAGACCCAAGAGGAGCTTACCGAGACGCGGGATGCGGCGGTGAAGGCACAAATTGCAAACAATGAACGCACATGGGATACTAAGCTATGGAATGAGTCACAGGACGAAATCAAAGACGGCATCGGAGACACCGCCGTCACGCTTATCCTTGCTGCTGAAATGGCTGGATTGACATTTGAGGACTGCCTACAAGCCGCATACGACGAGATCAAATCGCGCACCGGAACCATGGTAGGCGGCGTTTTCGTGAAAGACAAATAATCACCAACCAATAATACAATGCAAAGACTGAAAATAGACCTGAGAAAGATTCCCGGCGCAAAGCACTTTACCACTAAAGACGGGACGGATTGCATCGCGTTCCCTACTTCCGCGAATAACATCTACGTCGGAGAAAAGGGAACCTACATGGAAGTGACCCTGATGGACAACCGCGACGGGCGCGACCAGTATGATAACGATGGATTTGCCGTGATGGATGTTGGCAAGCAACGGCGCGAAGCTGGCGAGAAGGGCGCGATCCTGGGTAACTGGAAGCACGTTGTGATTCCGACCCAAGCACACAGCCAATCACCCGCACCTAAACGCACGGCAGCGGGCGGGGTGGCTACGACTGAGAAAGGGTGGGATGATGATGATACAAGTCTGCCTTTCTGACCTAACCAACCAATACTATGAAAATCACCATATCGCCCAGCGAGCCACAGGATACGCAAACCTTCCCGTATTACGCCGTCACTATCGAAAGCCTGTGCGATGACTCATTTACCGCGACGCAAGCCGTGGAGATGTTTTACCAAGCCATGTTGGCTTTCGGGCATGACAGCGAGTGCGTGATCCGGGCAATGAATGAGTTTAAACTGTAATGCCATGAACACACAACAAACGCCGGAGACGGATGATCACCACGCCCGTTTTCCGATGGGCGGATTCACCTTGGACTTTGCCCGCTGGCTTGAACGCGAGCGGGACGAAGCACGCAAGAATGCCGAGAC